ATGGTAATCCACTAGCTGCTGCCGTTCCTAATGCGGTTAATCCAACTCCCAATGCACTTAAACCAGCTGATGCTGCTATTCCTAATAAGGATATAGCGATTAAGAATGGTATTGATGCTATACCTAACGCGGCAGCCACTGCGAATGCTCCTAATGCGAGTGAACCCATAAATGTGGATGCCATAGCGGTTAATCCTGCTGATAACGATGTAAAGTTAGGTGCTAATTGTTGTAATGGTGTTAATCCCATAAATAATAAGAATGGAATTGATAGTATAGATGGAATTGCTGCTATTCCAAATGCGGCAACAGCCAATGAACCCATAAATGTGGATGCCATACTATTAAGACCTGTTGCTAATCCACTAAAGTTTTCTTCTAATGCTTTTAGTTTAACTTTACCCATAAATAATAGGAACGGAATTGATGGAAGTGCTACTATGAATGCAGGGCCTGCAAGTGCAACAGCACCGATACCTGCGAATACTTTACCATCACCCATCTCTCTTAAACCATCTGCTAATGATTTTAATCCACCACCACTTCCTTGTGATGCCTGACCTGCTTGACCACCTGCGGATTGTGTAGATTCTAATCCTGGAACTTCACCACCATCTGGTGAACCACCACGACCAACCATATTCATTACACCATCTTTCATATTACCCAATGCTGAACCACCGTTCATCATCGAATTCATAATTGCTGTTTTGGCTATCAATTTAACCATTTCAAGAACAGTATCACCAACAAAACTAAGTCCCATCTGTGCATATCCTTGTGCAGTTTCCATTAAACCTGCGTACTCACCATATTTTTCTGTAAGTTCTTTTTGTTTCTCAGACTTTTGAATTTGAACAGCAAGGTCCTCCCTACTCATACCATATGCTTCGGCCATGGCGTTTTGTTGAACAAGACTAAGATTATTAAACTCTTCTGCAGTACCGGCTTGTTCTAATAACAAATCTGCCATTTGTTGTTCAATTTTCGCACGTTCTTCTGCTGAGGTTGCTGTCATCAATTGTGCTGATAACGACCTCATCTCATTTGCACCGATATCTCTACCTAATAATGCTCTAGCTTTTGCTTCATTTCTCATAGAAGTTTCAATATCCAACATATTGTTGGCTAAACCTTCTATTTCTTCCATAGTAGTACCACGTTTGGCTAGTTCGGCATTACCTTTGATTATGGCCTCTATTTCTTGTTCAGATGCACCAACTAGTCTATGCATCTGATTTTCTAATCCCTTAACCGCCATTGTAGAAGAAATACCTACTTCTTTTGATATATCTTCTATTTTATCTCTAACCTCATCTGCAGGAACACCTGCTGCTTCAAATGATTCTGCTAATTGAAGGGCTGATGATGCGTCTCCAGTTATTGCAGATAATTCAGTAACACCTTTAATTAATTCAGAAGATGCGGCGTTTACATTACCATATTCGGCTGTGATTGCTTTTGCAGATGCTGCAACTGCCTCCGTTCCATATAGGAAACCTGTCATACTCCAAGAGGCTGCTTCGATTTTCCCTTGTAACATAACAGATTCGTTTACTGATAACCCTAATTGAGTTACACCCTCTTTTACACCATCCGTTAATCTTTTTGCACTAGCACTAACACTCTCAAATGCTTTATTTAAGAATAGTACCTTCATACCACCACTTACAATTGCAGCTTCAATTTCATTGTTTATACCCAATAAATCTTTGAGTATTCCTCTCCCCGCCTCATTTAAATCACTACGTTCTTTTTCTGCTATTGCAATTTGTTTTTGGGTATCTAAATGGGATTTTAAGTTATCTAACTGGTCAATGTAATGTTGATTTACCTCATCACCTCTTTCGATTTGTTCTTTCAACATACCATCAATTGCTTCTTGAATACTGTTGATTTGACCTGTAAGTGATTCTTCTGATTGTAATTTTTTTAGTAGTTTCTCTTTTAAACCTATGGCTTCATTAGATAATGCTTTTGTTGTTTGGGCATTCTTAATCAACGCAAGTTGTGCTGCAGCCAAATCTTTAGTTGCTTGGATTTCTTCCTGCAACTCCTTTTTACGATTTTGAATATCTTTTTTAGCCATTTGTATAAATTACTATATTTTCAGACCACCTGATTTAAGTGCTGTTTGAAGTGTTGAGTTTAACTTTCTAAGACGTTCCCTATCCTTATCAGTAGGTGCTGAATCTTCCATATCTTTTAAATCAGATTTCAAATCTTTGATTTTTCTATCTAATTTTTTACGTTTGCTTCTGAATATATCAAACATATCTTCAGAAAGACCAACTTCCTTAAAAAGTTCTCTGAGTTGTGATTCTTTAATCTTCATATCAGTTTCCCTATTGTTATATGTATAAATATAAGAAAACCCAACAATTACGTTGGGTTTCTTATTATCTTCTTATACCTTTTGTTTTTTTCGCTTGTTTCTCATACGCCTGTTTTTCATTTTCTTTAAATTCTACAATCTTAGTAATATAAAATTTTCGAGCCCAAAGTGGCATATTGTAAACATCTGAAAAGGTAAACCCACCATTTCCATGATAGATTAGGTCGAATATTTGAGAGTGTAATAACTTCCTATAATTAAGACTTAGGCCAAAAAAACCCGACATCCATAGGCAGTAGCATCTCTCTCCTTTCCCCAGTCTCTTCAGAAATAAATTCGTATGTTAAATCAATATCCGGTATAACTTCATTAATGTATGCTCTGAGAGACTTAGAATCTACTGCAAACAATTCGTTATCTACGAAATTACTAATATATTTAGTATCGTATTCCCCATCTACTGATGTAATTGTATTTTTTAAACGAGTCGTCAATTCTTTAGATGTTAAATCTTTCATTTTACGACCTGCTTTTTTCAAATCTTCTAACTGATGTTTAATCTTACGTTCTTTACTTTCAGTTAATGCTTGAAACGTAATCTTACGAGTTGAACGAGGTAGTGTGAATTCGAACTCATTTTTATGTGGTTCTGTTTGTTTACTACCATCGTAATCTTTATTTTCAAATTGAGTTAAATCAATAACTTCTTTTTGTTTTGTGTTAGTAAATGGGTCTGTAATCTCCACCTCATAATCCTTACCATATCCCAAAATACGTGCTGCAATCATAATTGCGTTTTTATCACCTGCGGTGATATCTACATATTTTACTGGTAATCCTTCACCATTTGAAATAATAAGTGATTGGAATAATCGGTCTAACACCGAACCATCTTTAATATATGATTGTGTAGTAAGGATATCTTCCTCTTTAGCAGTCATATACTTCATTTCAACTCTACCACTTGAAAGTGAGTTATCCTTTGGGTAAATCAACCCCTTAGATGGTAACTCTACGATTTCAGTTGGGAATTTGTAATCTGAAACTTGCTTCTGTTCAAATTGTTGTTTGGCAAGTTCCACCATCTCCTGATTTGAGATGTTTGATTTGTAATCATCTTGCAATTCTTCGCTCATAACGTTCTCTTTTGTTTTAAAACTTAAATTTTGGTTAACCTAGTAATAAATATGAAAATAAATATAATTAAAACAAAAACCCCAACAAAAATGTTGGGGTTCTGAATTTTCAATTTGCTGAATTTTCAATTTGTATTACAACAATCCGAAATTAGTATTGTAGTATTGCGTAATCGTAAGCAAGTGTTAAATCTACAGTTGCTAAATCTTCACCAGTATAATCCATATCTGAGAATTTAGCAGTTTCGATAAATGCTCCTTTAAGTGTCCACTCTTCTACTTTATCACCAACAGGACCCAAACTGTTAAAAGTGATATCTTTTTTGTAGAAATCAGAGTAACCGTCTCTACCAGTTACTGATTCGTGGTGTAAACGTACCCACTCCATTGTAGCTTGTGCTGCAGATGGTACTACTGGGTCGTACAATGAAATTGTTAAACTACTCCACTCACTTCTACCTTTTACATATCTTCTTACGTTGATATGGTCGATAGTTACTTTACCATTTGATATTTCAGGTCTATTGGCTGCTTTGATTAGATATGCAGGAATTCCTTCTACATACATAATAAAGCGGTTCGACATCTTCGGTTCGAATGATGTGAACATTACTTCAGTTGGGTCTAATAATTGTGCCATTTATGTTACTCCGTTGTGTTTTCTTTAATATAAATATTGTTCTTTTAAAAAAAGATTGTGTTCCCCACCGAAATGGGGAACTTAATCTAATTTATTTATTCTGGAAATGCTGCCCCAGTTGGTAATACATTGAAATCTAGAACAATAAACTCAGCAGTCTTAGCTGGTTGTAAGAAGATTTCTCCTACCATAATGTTTCTATCAATTACATCTGGAGTGTTATTAGTTTCATCCATAATCACTCTAAATGCGTATAACCCTTGTCTTTGTTGGATTGATTCCAAATAAGGATTAACGATTGATAAGAATCTGTTTCTCGTTGCTGCTGTGTTGTTTTCGAACACTAAGTAACGAGTAGAAGATGCGATGAACTTCTTCACTGCAATCAACAACCTTCTTACATTGATTCTATCCAATGCTGATGGTTTAGCTTGTAGTGTTTTCTGTCCAAATACAGTTACACCCTGTCCAGGGAATGTAGCGATAGGATTCAATCTACCTTCGTAGAGTTCATCTCTTTCTGCTCTTGTCAATCTTGTCTTAGCTTCAATTACTGAAGTTAATCCACCTCTATTCAATCCTGCAGGAGCGAACCACTCAGCGGCAACTTGGTCGTTAAATGCGATAACGCCAGGAAGTACAGCCGATGGCGGCACCCATACTGGTTTGTTCTTATCTGTGTTAAGAATCTTAACCCAAGGGTAGTAAGATGCTACATAATTTGAATCAAATGATTGAACTGCGTTAGTTGCAGTTGAGATTGAATCAGCCCATGCAGATGCATCCATTACAAAGAATGTATCTTGTCTATCTTCACACATATCTTTAGCAAATGTTGTTACTGCAGAGTGTAATCTGTGGATAACACCTGGAATTACTAACATATTGATATCAAATTCATCAGGATTAGATACTGAGTTGATAGCTTTTCTAAATGCTAATGTACCAGTTGCAGTATTTGAAGATAAATCATATCCTTGTGTATTACCTGCGATGATATCACCTGCAGTATAAACAATTCTATTTGGTTTGTATCCATCAAATCCACTTTGGAAAGGAACTAAGAATTTACGAGATGCTAATGCCGTATTATTATCATTTAAATCAATTGAACCAGTGTGTGGTGAGGTTGAAGATGGGTAGTTAGCTCCAGTATTCTGATTGTAATCACCTAAGTAGAATGCAGTACCTGCAGTTGCAGTAGATGAATCAGGAGTTGGTGCTAAATAGTTTAAGTTATCAGTTGTAACAAAATCAAAATCAAATCCATAGAACTTCTTAGAGTTATATGAGTTATTGATTGTTTGGTCTAATACATAAGTTGGATTAGGTAACGTAAATGCAGTTCCATAAGGATTTTGCAATGCTGCGAATCCGAAAGGTACTAATGAAGGGTCAATTGCCTCATCTTTAACTGCCTGAGTTACTTCAACTCTAATGTTTGCCGAATTGTTAGGGTAATCACCATTTGTTGATAATTTACCATTTGAATCAACAGTAATCCACTTATCACCAATTACTCTAGCGATAAAGTTAGGTGAATTAGGGTCTAAGTTAACACCCTGGAAAGTTTCAACTAAGTTAGGTCTGATATCTGAATCAACCACGCCTACGAATGGTGAACCATTTACTTTATCTTGGTCTACTCTTCTTACGATTACAGTAAATGAACCATACTCAGAACCTGCTACAGTTCCAGCTGGTTTAACATCCTGAATACCGATTTTAAATTCGTAGTTAGTTGGGTTACCATGTGATAAAGTATGGAACTTAAATAAGTTAGTAGTAGCACCACCCACTTTCTGTGATGTAATGTATGGTGTTGATGCCTCAGTATATGCTTTTGAGTAATCAATATCTTTTGCAACATCTAAAGTTACAACAACTTCTTCACCAGTGGCGAACGATGCTGATTGGAATGTTTTAAAGTTAGATTGTACAAACGCGTCTTGCGAACCTCTTGGAGAGAATCCAAAAGTTTTGGTAAAGTAGTTACCATTTGTTGGGTTTAAAGATGCTGAAAAATTAGTTCCAACGGCCTCTGAACCTGTAATTGTTAATGTAAATAAAGATGCTGATACATCAGATGAGCCGAATTGGTCTGCTACTGAACTTGCTTTAAATACATCGGTGTCAGAAACGATACCAGTAGTTGGGTGTAATACTGCTGCTACTTTTGTACCTTCTGATGATGAGATGATTAGTCCAACTGGATTTTCCAGAGTGTATCCATCTTGTCCTAATACCCTAACGATTGTTGCAGTTCCAGCATCTTCCAAATAAGATTGAGCAGTATATGGTAGGTACGAATCTTCCGTTAAACCACCAAATATCTGCTGAAACTCTTGAAAAGATTCGACTTGAGTTGGAACGAACGCAGGTCCCTTAACGGTTGACCCAATTAACGCTGCTCCAATTTCACCAATCCCTTGAGGTAGAAATGACAAGTCCTTTTCTCTTGTAAATACTCCAGGACTTACTATTCTTTCTGCCATTTTATTCTCCTATTTAATTTCTTTGGTTTTGTATATCTATAAATACTCCAAAAAATCAGAAACGATTATATTTATACGTTGGGTGTAAATACACCTGTATTAATATCGAACTCACCCTCACCATACTTTTCTTTAAGTTCACCTGCTAATTTAATTTCAGATTCTCTCATCTCCAAATACTTTTGTTTTAATTGAGCTTTGAAGTTCTCAATATTTGTTTTTTGAGTTTCGATTAAAGTAAGTTCAATTTCAACTTCACCCAACCTAGCGGTAACTTCTGAAAATTCTTGTCTGAACTTTCCAATCTTTGCGATTTCTTCTTCTGTAAATTTAATCACTTCTGTTTCTTTGACTTGTTTTACTTCTGCCATAACATTTTTTTTATTAAGTTAAACTTTGTGTTTATATAAATATGAAAATTTATTTAGAAACATTAGGTATCTAATCCTACATTCCAAACTATTTTGGTTGTACCAAATGCTTTCTGAGTATTCATTGTACGTTTACCTCTATCTTCAGGTATAATGTATGCCTTTGCAGTAAGTGTTACATTACTTCGTACCAATCTTTCTTCACCAACTGCATTTGTAGTTTCGAATGAGTAAGATTCTCCTTTAATTTGGAATTTATATCTTTCACCAAATGCGCCACCTTGAAAATAGATTACCTGTTCTACTAACTTATTTAAATCTTCCATATAATCACACCACATAATAACATCATACTGAATGTTTACATAATCAGGTGTATCTACCATATGATATTCATAATAATCTCTACTATCCACTAATTGTGAAAATTTGTCATATCTATTCTGAGGTGTGTATTTTCTTACAAATGTTCTTGAAGTATCTTCATCAGTCATCACCTTTAATTTTGAATATTCGGTGTTAATATCTAATGAATTTCTTTTAAATGAAATCAATGGAGTTAAAACTTTACCATTAGCATCTCTTAAATATCCATCTTTTTGTGCAGATGCCCAATTCTCTGGAGATGCGTATAATACGGGTACTGGAATGTATTTTCCACTCTCTTCGATAGTAGGTTTAACATCTTTCTCTAAGAAATCTTTAAATGCCAAATCAATATCGTATATTCCGACTTGAAAATTCTTAACATCATCATTTCTTCTCGATACTTGTTTGGCTTTATTTAATTTAGGGTCATCTGAAAAAGAACTTTGGGTTCTACCTAAATCAACCTTTTCATCTCTATTTTGTCTATACTTTATTGCCATTATACACCTACTGGTAAATCGTTATTTGTAGTATCGTTCCCAAATCGGAAATCATCTTCTAATTTTAGTTGTGTTTTTCTCGTTACATGAGTTTCACATATAATAGATATGTTATAACCTTGTGAATCACCACCATCCCAAGTATCAGGATTCTTTCCTGCAAAGAATTGGTTTGTAAATGTTACATCTACAATATGTTGTTCATCATTCCATACAATCACATCACCAACTTCTGGAAACACATTCTTTTCTACTAAAATATCTCTTAGGAAATAGAAGTTAACATTTCTGGTGTAAGATGAACCAAATTCATCAAAGATTTGTTCTGCATTTGTTCTATCAACCAATGTAGGAATCTTTACAGGATTATAAAATACCTTATCTTTACCCTCACCATAAAGATTTCTTTTAGAATCATCTAAAATAAGCTTATAGTAGTAGATTTCGGTATCAATAATATCCGTAATCAATTCTTTGTTTATTTTTCTAAACAAAGCTGCATCTCTTTCTCCACCAAATAACGCCATTCTTTATCCTATATAAATAGCACGAGGAACTCTATTCAATGTTTGTTCCATTGCTTCGGATTCTTCTTGCTGTGCCTGTAATAATGCCTTACGAGAAGTAGCTTCTAAGTTTTCTCTTAATTCTGATATTAAGATTTCCTTTTCTGATGCTGCTTCACTTCTTAAATCTGCACCATCTAATGTAATTTCTGAATTTGGAATTGGTACTGAACTAAACTTAGCTCTAACTGCACCTAACATTTCTTTTGCTAATGCTAATGCGTATTTCTGAATCCATCTCTTACCAACGTGATTGATGTGAGTATATGTAATTCTATCGAATGGTGCGTTTGAGTAATCAGATACTACTGAGTTAGATACTACTGAGTTACTTCTATCAGATTCTAAAATATAATGGAAATGAACTGTGTATGCGTGCTCAGGTACTGGAAATAATCTAATTCTATTGTTTTGAATATCAAATCCATATTGAGATTTACGAACCATATCGTTAAATTCGATTGCTTGTAATCTTAAAAGGTCATCATAAAGTGGTTGCATCATAAATGAAACACCTGGTGAGTAGTTACCCCATCCGAAAGTATCCATCATTTGTTGAGAACCTAAACCAGTACCAATAAATGGGTCAAAGTATCTTACCATCGCAGGTGGTGCGTTGTGTAACATCTTTTTAATCTCAATCTTATCAACACCAGGAGTTCCACTCTCCAATGATACCAAACTCGCATCAGTTAAATCATAAACTTGTTGAGATGCGTTTGCTTCAAATGAACCTGTGTAGTAAGTTACCCTACCACCACTACCTGCTTCAGTTCCATAATCTTTAGATAATGAAATCAATCCACCTAAGTTTGCATTTAGTTGTGTTTGTGATAAGTTTGAACCTGTTGAACTTCCTTTTAAGTTTAAAAGGTTTTCTCTAATGTTGAATTGGTTTACTTGAGTAGAGTATTCAGTAACTGCTTCTTCAACACAAGTATAGAAATTGATATCTTGTAGTTCAATATCCACAATTGGATATCCTAAACGTTTGGCACACCACGATGCTATATTATCAACATCAGTAACGAACTCTGAATCTGAATCATAGTATCCGAATGGTGTATCACCTGCTGTGAAGGATGAGCTACCAGGCCATATTGGAATATTAACTGCCATTTAAATCTCCTTAGTGTTTGTATATAAATATGGTGGATTATTATAATCCGAATCTAGACTTA